GCGTGTAAGGCGTGGTAGAAGTATCTCCGCCACGTATCGGTCCTCCTCGCGGGTGGTGAAAGTTCGGATTAATGGGGTTGTTTACACCACATTGCGGGACGCAGCTAATGCAGTTGGTGCCACTCCTTCGGGGGTTCTTTACGCTCTCCGCAACTCCGGGATGATTAAAAACATACGTGTCGAGAGGGTCCAATGAGTTACAAAACTTCAGGAACATCCTCTTTTAATCTGGATTTATCTTCCTGCGTGGAAGAGGCGTTTGAGCGTTGCGGGCGTGAACTGCGGTCGGGCTACGATCTTCGCACGGCGCGTCGGTCGCTGAACCTGCTGACGGTCGAATGGGCCAATCGTGGTATCAATATGTGGACGATTGAGCAAGGTCAGCAAGTGCTCACGTACCAACAGGCCACCTACGACCTCCCGGTGGATACCATTGACCTGCTCGATCATGTCGTGCGCACGGGCACCGGGCAGAACCAGACCGACATCAACATTAGCCGGATCAGCGTTTCGACCTACGCCATGATCCCGAACAAGAACGCGGAAGGCCGCCCGATTCAGGTGTGGATTCAGCGATTGTCGGGTGCTACGGACTCTGCAAACGCCGTCGTCTACCCCAAGTTCCACGTTTGGCCGACCCCGGATAACTCGCAGACCTACACGTTCGTTTACTGGCGGCTGCGCCGGATTCAGGACGCGGGTAACGGTATCAACGGACAGGACATCCCCTTCCGGTTCTTGAACTGCATGGTGGCGGGACTAGCCTACTACCTGTCAATGAAGCTGCCCGAGGTGGACCCCGGTCGCCGGATGGAGTTGAAGGCAGACTATGAGCAGCAGTTTGCCCTTGCAGCGGATGAGGACCGGGAGAAAGCCCCGATCCGGTTTGTGCCCCGGCAGCAGTTTATAGGCGGCTGACATGCCTAGTCAGTTTTCTTCCGGCAAGTTTGCTATCGCGGAATGCGATAGATGCGGGTTCCGGTATAAGCTGAAAGAGCTGAAAGAGCTGGTAATCAAGACGAAAAACGTCAAGATCAAGGTCTGCAAGACCTGTTGGGAACCGGATCAGCCGCAGTTGTCGCTTGGCCTTTTCCCCGTCAACGATCCGCAGGCCGTGCGGGAACCCCGTCCGGACGTAAGCTACCGGACCTCGGGCAACAGCGGGCTGCAGATCGACCCCACCGGCACCGGGCCGCTGGCAAACGGGACGCCGGAAGGCGGAAGCCGTATAATTCAGTGGGGCTGGGCACCCGTTGGCGGTGCTCGTGCTAACGACGCAGGGCTTACACCGAATGTTCTGGCGATGACGATATCGCTGGGTGATGTAACAGTGGTAGTTTCTTAGGAGCGAAACATGGACGGAAAAGCGGCTGTGCGTAAGCACGAAAAACGGATGCATCCCGGCAAGAAGCCCACCTTCAAGAAGGGTGGCGTGACCTCGCTGGAAATGAAGAAGGTTGGCCGTAACGTCGCGCGTGCGATGAACCAGCGGAGCAAGTAATGAAGACCGCCCAGCCGAAGTACAAGGTGCCGAAGCCCAACAAAGAATCGACGGGCAACAACGGCTACCCCGAGAAGGATGTGAAGACCACCGGCATCAAGATTCGCGGCACGGGTGCTGCGACGAAAGGTGTCATGGCTCGCGGCCCGATGGCGTAAGGAAGCACCGTGAACTACACCACGCTGTTCACTACGATCAAGGCTACCCTTGAGAACGATTTCCCGACTACCACGTTTACGGGTAGCTCGGGTTCTGCCGTTGACTTCACCAGCGCCGAGCAGATCAATACGTTCATCACGCAGGCCGAGCAGCGTATCTTCAACACGGTGCAGTTCCCGTCGCTTCGTAAGAACGTGGTGGGCACTACGTCGGCCAACAACAAGTATCTGTCTGCCCCTAACGACTTCCTCGCCGTGTACTCGTTGGCGGCTGTTGATGGGACTGGTGCGTATCAGTATCTGTTGAACAAGGATGTTAACTTCATTCGCGAAGCGTTTCCTACGCCGACGGATACGGGGCTTCCGGCATACTATGCGCTTTTTGGTCCTACGACGACGAGCGCGACACCCCCTGCGCTGACTGATGAGCTATCGTTCATCCTCGGCCCAACGCCTGATAACGCCTACACGGTGGAACTGCATTACTTCTTTTACCCTGAGTCGATTACAGTCGCTGCGGATGGGCAGACGTGGTTGGGTGACAACTTTGACACCGTTCTCTTGGATGGTTCGCTGGTTGAAGCGGCGACGTTCATGAAGCCGGAAGCGGACCTGATGGCGCTGTACGACGCCAAATACAAGGAAGCGCTCGGTATGGCGAAGCGTCTCGGGGATGGAATGGAACGTCAGGATGCTTACCGTTC